CTTCTGCCATCCGCCAGAACATCGCGAAGCGATACCACTTGGCGTAGTACGGCACGTGATTCAGCAGCCAGTGTTTCCCGTCGGGCACGTTCTCGTGGTACTCGGGCGTGTCGTTCAGGGTGCCCGGGGAGAGGTCGCTGGCGTTGAAGATCGCGGGGTCGGCGACACCCGTCATCATGCCGCTGGCCGGCTTCGGGTCGTCGCGCTCGCGGGCGCGGATGCCCTCGGCCACCTGCTCCGCCGTCATGCGAAGCCCGACGTTCGGCTCGTTCGGCTTCATGCCATACCACTCGCGGTAACAGACGAGACAACCGCGCGCGATGTCAGGCACGCTGCCGTCGCTGACCGCCCACCAGTGCGCCGCGAACGGTCGCGCGCTGCCCCAGTCGAAGGAGCGGAACCGCGCCCAGTGATCGGGTAGCGTCCGAGGCGCGATGATATGCCGGTCGGCGCTGAACTCCGGAAAGAACGCGCCTGCAATGACATTCCAATCCCCCTCCAGCCACGCCCGCACCAGTTCCGGCGAGCCCACGAGATGCAGGCGGTTGATATACGTCGGATCGTTCTGAAGCAGGATGCGGTTGTCCTGAATGCGGGACGGTATGTATATGAAATGATGTTTCTCGCCGTTCGGCAGCTTACGAATGAGCGGGACCATCCCACGCGGCGCCGGGTCGATGTATCTGTGTTTGATCCATTGCTGGCCGACGCCGCCGGGGTTCGCGGTCAGGATCAACTGGATCGGCACGCCGCTCTTGGACCGCATCGCGCCGAACAGCATGTCTATTGGTTTCGGGTCCTCGAAGTTCCCCGCCTCCTCGACGGCGCAGTCGGAAATCGATTGCCCCTGGTATTTGCTTGCGTCTGAAACGTTCTCCAACGGTCGAAAGCGGATGCGTCCCCCGCCGGGCATCCGGAACTGGCGCGGTTGTTCACGCCACTCCGCGCCGAGTGGGGTATAAATTTCCTTGGCGCGCTCGATCAGGTCATCGGCCTGCGGCATTTCCTTGCGGAAGAATATGCCATTGAAGCCGACGCCGTAACGTTGCGCCTTCACCGCCCACTTGCCGAGCACGCCGTCGGTCTTGCCGCCGCCTCGCGCGCCGCCGAACAATATCTCGGTATGCGGACACGTAACGAGTCTGTGCTGCTGACCGGGCTGCGGCGCCCAGACGAGGCGGGAGGGGGCGCTGGGCGCGCTGTCTAACGGCATGACGCGGGCGCTAACGGCGTTACAAACCTCGCATGTGTCCGCAAACGGTCCTTTGGACAGGTGGCCGGGTCAGTTTTCATCGGGTTTTTCGAGTTGTTCCACGTTCATCTCGTTCCACTGCTCGATCGTCAGCGGTGCCTCGGACAGCACGCGGTGGATGTTCAGGTCTCCGGCGATGTTGTGATCGACACGATCGCCGTAGTTCTTCGGATCGAGGCGGGCGGCCAACCATCGATCGGCATCGAAACGAACACGCGCGGCGGCGGCATCCTCCGCTGTTGCCTTGCGTCCGGAGATAACAGCACGTTCAGCACAAGCGTGCGCCTGCATTTCCCGCGCGCGCGCATATGCTTCACGAAACTCCGGATGGACTCCGAGCCACCTGTGAATACTTGCGAACGACGGCATTCCTGGCTCTTTGACTATCTCGACCCCAAGTTCGCCCGCGCCGATACGATCGCACAAAAGTCGCGCGAGTTCTGGCGTGTAGGTTGATGGACGGCCGCCGGGCATCTCATTCCTGACACGAGGGATGTGGTAACCGGCTACCGCATGGACTCGTCGGATGTCAATCCGTGGAGCGTTTGTCGGGATGCTCCACGGGTGAACCAATGGGGAACATTCAGGCGAATGGTGGATGCGGCGTGCGGTGTGGCGTGCGAGGCCTCAGACGGCCCTTGGGTGGGTTGTGTGGCTGTTTGCCCTACCGCTGACCGCGTTGCCGCCGCCCTGGGTGCCTCTGAGCGCCCGCGCGGGGCATTTCAGGCGGTCAGGGTCCGGTATCGAGGAAGCCCATTTTCCGGCCCTCATGCATCAGTTGCTCGTAGTCGCGTTGAGCGTGGTTGAGTTCGCGTTGTGCGACGAACACGGCGAGGGCCTGCCTGACCAGGGCCTTGCGGTCATCGCCGTAATACTCATCGATGGTAAATCCCCAATCCGGAACGGCGTATTTAGCGAGGAACCGCCGCACTTTGAGACTGATCATGGAGGGTGAACCATTCTTCAGTCCGAACACGCGGCCGATCTCACGTTGTGGGATGCCGCTGGCCCACTGCGCGGCGGCGTAGGCGGCATCCTCGTCGGTCCAGACGTGCTTACGCGCGGCCATCGGGTCCTCCCGTGGTCATGGCTTTGCCCGGTCGATGGCGGTGCGGACCTGTGCGGGGGTAACGGTTGCCCCGTGCATGGCGATGGCGACCAGCCAGGCGGTGATGAAGTCGTCGGGATCGACCCAGGTTTTGTGGGTCACCTGTGCGGGCCATCCCCATCGGTCGATGTTCTCGGCCAATCGGTCGGCGGCGATGGTGTAGGTGCCGTCGCGTGCTTCGATGCCGAAGCTGGTGACGGCCCATTGCCGTCCTTGCCACCAGACTGGGTCCAGGGGCTCGCCGCGGCATTTGACCGTGGTCTCGTCCATGACGATCGGCTTGTCTCCCCGGCGTGGTCTCGGGGGGATGTTCATGAACTCAGCGGCGGTGAGGATCACGAGCGGTTCCATGTGACTTTCCTTTAGTCAATTAATGATGGTTATGACGGGTTCTGTGTTTCCTCTGTCCGCGCGCGTGTGTGCGCGTATTATACTTGTTGCATATGACGCATTTCCGCGCCCGCGCCCGGGCGCCCACGCACGTCCACGTGTGAAATGCACAACCCGTCATAACCATCATGGATTGGTTTTTGATAATCATTCCCGGTCGCCGTAAGGCTCTGTTCTGGCGGTCTCTACGTGCAACCTGATCCCCTCGATCATCCTGCCGCCCATCGCGTGCCGACCGCCGGGAAATCCATGCTTTTCCAGCACGCGGGTAAACCCTTTGTTTGATCCCGCCTTCTCGCCGGCGGCGATGGCCCAGGCCGTCCATGATTTGAACAGCGCTCCACTCAACCCCTCGCAGTGCCGTCCGGTGTCGCAGCAATCCTTGATCCACAGCGCGGTCATATCCTCGCTGTCGAAGTATTCCTCGGTCGCCTGCGTCACGACGGGGGGCGGCACGAGCCTGACGTGACGCCAGTCGGCACAACCTTCGAGCATCCACGCCAGGATGCCGGGCGCCTCTTCCCAGAGCTTCTCGGACAGTCCTGGGTCGCGTTCGCTGGCTGGGATCGTTACGGTGAACGGTGTTAAATTGAGGCGGGCACGGATCGCGGCATCGACCGACTTCAGGCCGGGTTTATGGTTGCCCGAGCTGGCCAGCTTGAACTGCGGCATGAAGGTGAACGGGTCCTGGCGCATGAAGTTGGCCGTGATGGGATCTCCACCCGTCACGCTCTTGATGCGCGCCTCCGCCCACGGCACGCCCTCCTCGGTTTCCTGGCTGACGACGAGCCGCGCGCCTTGCAGGCGGGCCAGGACAGTGAGGTGTTTGCCGTGGCCGTCCTGCGTGAACGTGTCTGGACTGGCCGTCATGGCGTAATCGCCCATGATCCGCGTGATGGTGTTGAGGAACACGCCCTTGCCGTTGCGTCCGGTGCCGTAGAGAAACCACATGGCGTGCTCGCGGGTGAGGCCGGTCAGCCAGTAACCGGCGCATCGCTTGAGGTAGGCTTCCAACAGCGGATCGTTTCCGGTCACACGATCGAGGAAGATACGCCATTGCGGGCACCCCTCGACGCTTCCCGGCGCCACGCCGGCGCACTTCGTCATGAGGTGCGCTGGATCGTGTGGGCCGATCTCGCCAGTTTCCAGGTTTACGATGCCGCCAGGCGTGTTGAACAGCCACGGGTCCGCGTCCCAGTTGTCCACCGTCAGTGCGTGGCGCCGGTCGGAGCGGGCCAGCTTCTCGATGGCGGCCACGGTGGAAGCGGCGGCGAGTTTGGCGCGGACCTTGTCGTCGGCACTCTCTGGCCCGATGGCGCGGATCGTTCGGCGGATCAGGTCATAGACCCGGAGCGTATTGTCCCGCTTCCAGACGCGTCCATCCCAGACCATCCAGCGGTTCCAGTCGTCCACGTATTTCAGCGCGCGTCCGAACTCCGCGGAAAACCGGAGGGCGATCGCGTCGTCCGTGAACTCTGGCGGCATGACCAGCACGTCGATGTCAGCGCCGTTAACATACTGGACAGGGACGATCTCAGCGGGGGGCGCCTTGGCCTTGCGCCGCGGCTTTGGGGCACGGGCGAAGAAGTTGGGGGGAGGCTCGTCAACCATCGAGGAACTCCCGTATGCGGCGTTGCATCACGTCACGGGACGGCTCGCGCAGTAGGGACAGGACCAGATCCACGGCGTC